GTCTGGCAACTAGAAAGTGCCGTTGTCGAGATCAGTAGCAGTATCGTCCACGGTTTTAGGGGCCATAACGACATTGGTCTGTTGTGCTTTCAGTTTGGCTTGTAGATCTGCGCGACGTAAGACTTCCTCCCGCCGCCCTCGATCATAAGCGTCAGCAATTATTGTTCTATACGCAGCGTAAAGAACGACGCCGCCTAACGCAATTGCAATTGTTGTGATCATGCGCCCGTGACGTTAAAATCTTTAGCGCCAATAAGACCGATAGCAATTAACGCAGCCTGAAGCGAAGGCCAGTCAAGCGTCTTGGTCTGCCACGCGTTGAAGAGGACACCAACGAGCGTGATGATTCCTGGGATAGTTGTCTTCCAATTCTTAATCATTCCATTGTCCTCCTGAAGTAAATGCCAAGCATAAAAAGCAACTTGGCTCCATACGCTATTGAAGCTGCGGCAGCGACTGCGTACACTATATACGCCAATCGCGGATCCATTAGTTACAGTTCTCAGGCTGCGTTACTGTGCAGTCAAAAATATATTTAGCCGGCGCGCAACCCGACAGTAAAAGGCAAAGTAAGATTATCCGCATAGCGCTACGATTTGTGCTTTAACGTCTGCAATACGCGCAGACCAGCCTTTACCAAACGTAGACCAGATCGATAGGGATTGCATAAACGCCAGACGTTTATTTGTTACCGCCATCGCGACGTAGGTTTTAGCCGCTTCAATAGTTTCAGGCCCAACCACGCCGTCTTGCGTAACGCCAACAATTGATTGCAACGTCCTAGCTGCGCGCGAAACGCCACTGTTTACTGCATAATCGAACACAGCAAAATCAACGCCACTGGGCAAATAATCTCCAGAAATACGATCCCAGTATAGGTTCTTATAAATCGTCGCAACTTCTGAATCGCTGATGTTACGGACACTTTGCGTTGAGAGATCTTTTGATTTTCGCCAAGTATCATAGACCGCTTGCGTAACGCCCTTATTCGTCGGGCCGCCTGGATCTTTTGGGTGGTCAACGTAGCCGCCCTCATATTTAAGAACTTGTTTGAGAGCTTGCGCGTAGTTCTCTTTCATCGGTCGGCTTTCTGGCTAACAATGTCTCTAATAGTGTCGAGCTTGATGAACACTTGGCTAAGTGTCGTGTTAAACTCTTCGCGTGTAACATAACGGCCAGCAACGAGCACTTCGATCTGGCCTACTTTTTCAGCCAGTTCTTTGTCGGCTTCCTGCAAATCTTTGACAGCGCCCCAGACGGTATTCAATACCCATCCGCCCAGGACGCCGATCACGCCAACGGCGACATCAAAAAACACTTGATATTCAGCCATTGGTGTCATCTCGTCATCGCATTTACGCCTTGCATCCCCGCAGCAAGCAATGGCGAAAGACTACGATAATCTGGCGGTAATGCGGGAACGCCGCCAAGAGTAGACGCTAACAAATTATGTGACGCGCGCGTAGCTAAGGCGTTTTGCGCTCTACGCGCCATAATACTACCTGCGCCAAGTCCAGCTAATCCAAGTGCAAGCGACGGTGAAACGACCGCTGCGGCTGGCGTTGTAGCCGCTGCCAATGCTGGGCCAAACTCTACCGCACCTTTGGCTACGCCGCTCCAACTTGCCCCAGGTGCTAAAGATCCTAACAACTGCACAGCGCGAGGCGACGCGCGCCCAGCGGCAAGATCTTCAATGACTCGTTGATCATCAGCCGAAAATTGACGTAATCTATCTGGGTCGCGGAATATTTTACCAAATTCATTTCGTAACGCGCCGAGCGGATCTTGTCTTGATACGGAAGCCAATCTAATTGCTTCACGAATTTCGTCATTTCTAAATAGACGCGAAGACGTATCAATTGCACGATCCATATATTGTATACCGCGTGCGACTTGATCTTGGAAAGGCACGCCAGTTCGTGGGTCTATACCTTGCCGCGCATTTGCAGGATCGCGGATAAAATTATCAAATTCGTCTGACAGTATGCCGCCCAACCGACGAACATTAGGATCTTGCGATGTTGATATGTCACCAATACGTTGTCGCAAACGATGGATTTCACGCATGTCAAGGACATTACTGCGACCGGCATCAGTTAAGTGATCTAACGCGCGTTCGACAGGACGCAACTCAGGATCCCCAGGCATAAAGCCTTCTTGGCGTAGCCGCGCGTTTGCGTTCATATTAAACGCATTAAAACTATTATTATCGTATTGACCGCCAGTTCCGTAAGCGCGGTTCCAAGCAGTCTGTTCACGAACTTCCATGCGCCCGCGTTTAGCTCCCGCAAGCTCGCCTGTTGTTGCTCTTGCTGGTGACGTAACGCCTGCCGCCATGCGCCCTGCGCCCAGACCAGCCGCTAAACCAGATGCGCCTAGCACATACGGATTTGTTTCGCCGCCTTGATATAATGCTTCAGGAACTGCCGCACCCGCTGCGCCACTTACGGCTTGAGCTACAGGCTGCGCCGCCAATGCGTTTACTACAGAAGGAACAGCTCTACCTGACTGGGCTATTAAATTAGCGCCTGTGCGAGCTGCGCCTGCACCTGTTAACGCGCCGAGGCCACCTTCCGTAGCAGCGCGTAGCACATTCTCTGTAGGCGTTTGCGGAGCTACGGAAGGAAATGCGCTTTCAGTTGCTTGTCTAATGTATTGAAATGGCGTCTTTACAGGCTCGTATCCAAAAGCCGAGCGGCCTAAATTATATACATTACCAACTAACTCAGCCGCGCCTAACGCCCCAGCGCCAAGAGCTGCGGCGGGAGCTATGGCCGTTCCACCAAACGCGCCTAATGCAGCGCCGCCAGCTAATCCCGCAACAGTGGGCGCAGCCGCTCCGGCCATAACTTTAGCCGCGCGCTCAGTTGTTAAGCCTTCATCTTTTGGCGCAGCTAAACCTAACTCAGATAGTATCTCTGCATCTGAAAATCCGGCTTTACGCGCGGCCTCAAATTTAGGACTTGACATAAGTTCGGACTGAATTTCGGCATCCGAAAATCCAGCCTTACGAGCGGCGGCAATTTTTTCGCTAAGAGACGCCACTTTATTCTCCGTGTAAAATAGATCTTAATTCTTTTTGACGCGGGGCTGTTAACAAGGTGCGACCATCAATAACGCCTTTAGTCTGTTCTTCAGGTTTAGGCACTTTTAATTCGCCTGTGCCTGCATATTTATCGGCGTTAGCCAAGATTTCCCGCGCCGTTTCAATACTAAATTTAGGGCTACCTAACATTGATTTTAAACGAATCAATTCATCAATAGTATTTGCTTCTTGAGCTGAAGTAATACCAAGTGAGCGTCTAGTTTGAATATACTGATCTATCTGTTTATCAATAATGTCTCTGTATTTCTGGCCTACAGGATCCGTTATGCGCGCGATCTCTTGCCCCGCAGGAGTCCCCGCAGCGACATTTCTGGCGCGTGTAGTCATAGATTGCGTTTCAGATGCCATAGATCCGTGTTTATATAATTTCTCGTAATTATTTAATATGTCGCCAAATATTTGCGTCGATTGTTGACGCATAGGCAGTTCTTTATATTCGCGTTGCGTTAGGGGCTGACGCTCTGTAGGTATGCCTTCAGGAGCGCCCATAGACGCGCGAGGCGTTAATTTACCTTCAGGCGGTGCGGTGACAGGCGTAGCAGGGACATTACCCATATCTGGCGGCACAACCACCGCAGGGCGAACAACAGGAGCCGCACCGCCAACCCCAGGCTGCACTTGCTGAATTTCATCTTTAACTGTCTGAAGATGTGGTTTTAAATAATCTTGAATTGTAGCGGCTGTAGTAGCTAAAGATCTAATACGTTTAGGATCATATTTATCGCCAATTAATTTAGCCCAATCCGTATGCTCGCTCATTTTTTTAAGGTCATCAAAACCTTCACCGTTATTTTGCAATACAGTTCCGGCTAAATCTCTCAATTGAGTCAATTGAGTATTTGAAGTTTCAATTTGCGATTTGGTTGTATTTGCTAATATGCCAGGTAATTTAGCTTGAAATTCTTGTCTAGCTAAATCTTCTACCGCTGCATAATGTTGTTGGCCTCTTTGAGCCGTCGCTAATTGAATTGCCAGCGCGGGGTCATGCGCTGCGATAGCGTTAATAGACTGCGGAGCCATAAGATTAAAATTCTGGCTACCCAACAATCCCGACAACGCATTTTGGTGCATTTGCTCCTGTTGGAGTTTCTGCATCTGAAGCTGTTGCAATTGCTCTTGCTGCGCTCGCGCGCTCATCATCTGATACTGTGCGAGCGTATTCGCAAAGTCAGGAGCCGTGTTAGCCTGTCCGCTACGTGCAGCTATAGTATAATCAACTGGCATTTAAATCACCTAATCAAGTTGAGGCCCGTATAACATACCAGCATTACGATTAAACGTGTTCATAGATGTATTCTGAGGCATACGGTTTAACATGCTGTAGGCCAACATACCGTTGACGCCGCCTGTTAAAGCGTTGCCAAGAGCTGATGTGCCGCCAACATAGCCAGATGCGCGAGCTGCCGCCGCGTTTTCAGCGGCGGCACCGTATGGGTTGGCTGATGTAAGCCCTGCCATTGTAGGAATAGCGCCCGTGTAAGCCCCAGCAACCGTGTTGCCCGCATTAGACGCAAGTGTGCCAAGATTAGAGCCAAGATTAAATTGATTGCCAGACAGGGCGTTACCCATACTGCTCGCTAGATTTGTAGCAGTTCCCGCAGCCCCCGCGCCTGTGCCGGACAAATTCTGTAATGCTTGAACGGCTTGTGCGCGGTTAGCCATAAAGCGAGCATACGCGTTACCAAATTCTTGACTAGCTGCACCTTGCCCGTAGTTAATAAAGGCTTTACCGGCTGCGCCACTACCAGCATTAGCGCCGCCAATACCAGCTCGCGTAGCATTAAGCAGCGCTTGCTGACCTTGCTGCGTCCGCCACGCATAGCCAGGATCCATCTCGATCTGGGCTATGGTTGGCATTTTAGTGTATTCACCGCCAGGAGCGTATAATTGAGCAAGCTGATTTGTAGCGCCTGCGCCAGCGTTCATGTAAGGTTGTTGGTATCCAACACCTTGACCATAAAATTCACGGGCGGTATCGGCTGCGGTCTTGCCTTGAGCGAGAAGATCTTCACGGCCTTTACCATAAAACTCACGCCCAGCCGCCGCGCCTTGTTCAGCCATACGCCGAGCTTCTTCGCGAGCTTGCTGTTGAGCTAAAAGACCGTATATGCCCGACTGTTGAGCCGCTTGGCTTTGAGCATTAGCGGCCTGCCTAGATCCGGCATAGTTAAGCGCGCCCGACGCTAACGCCGAGCCTCCCATCAATAAACCTAATGTTAACGGTTCCATAATGCCTCACTATAATACTAGGTCTTGATGATGTCACTCATACAATATGTTAGCTGAACCAGCGTCGAAAGTGTCGGAGCCATTCTGGCTGTAAAGTTGCACTTGCGTCAATGTGCCACCTAAAGACAAATGACCGTTTATTATAATATTACCAGACGATACACCGACAGCGCCTGTGCATACCCAAATATTTGATCCTAAAAGAGATATTGTATACGCGCCGCTGAAAGCATTGCTGGCGGATGCAAAAGTGTTTGTCATCTCAAACCCTGTTGAGATAGAACCTGTAATTACAGTGCTTGCGCCTATGGATGATGTGCCGCCTGTATATCCAGATGATACAAAGCCGCTCGAAGTGCCTAATCTTACACCTACTTGGCCCGTTCCACTTAAACTAACGCCTTGAATCATCAATACAACACGGCGCACCCAAGAAGGGATACCCGTGAAATTTATGACCGTGCCGCTCGTTGTGTTCTGAGCCGTTCCAGCCGAGATAGGCCGCGCAGCATTGTCAATGATGCTGCTAGAAATAGAAATACCGGCAAGAGTCATCGAAGTAGATGACGTTTTGCCGCTGATCGTGTCTGCTTTTAACGTATTATTTACCGTAACGCCTGCCGAAGATGTTTTTTCAGCTATTGTATCAACGCTTAATGTCGTGCCAATAGAAGCTGAAGTCGTTACAGATAAAGACGAACCAGCCGTCAAAGTTGTGCCAGAAGCTAAAGTTGTCCCCGAAGAGATAGAAGTGCCGCCGGTAATAGCGCCGGATGTTTTAAGAGCGCCAGTAACATCTAAAGCAACTGTAGGGGCCGCGTTTTTAATACCTACAAAACCTGAACTGTCGGCGTAGATTAAATTTGTGCTATTTGCGGTTATTACCGCCGCGCGGGTACCTTCCGCTGTGTAATATGAGTTAGTAGCGTCAGCATATACTTTAGATCGTGCCGTGCCGCCCGACGATGATATTTGTAAACCGCCGCCCGCAAGATCAATCGCGCTTCCTGGCGATGCGGTGCCTATGCCCATTTGACCTGTATTATCAATGGTAAATAAAGTTACCGCAGGGTTTGTTGGATCGGGGACTTTTAGAATTGCACCTGTTCCAGACTGCGTTATAGAGAGCGCAGGGCCAGAAGACGTGGATGAAATCGTTACGTTTCCAGATAATACAGGCGATAAGCCCGACGTTGGTGCCGATATATTATCAACTGTCCAAATTTCAGTGTTAGTTGAATCGCAAAGTTTAAATTTATAGGTAGCTGAACCAAGCCAAATATTAGCTTCGCCGCGCGAATCCAGAACAATTGGATTGCTATTAGCGGTCGCTGCGGTCGAATCCGTATAGGTCGCCTGCGGCGTGGTCGTGCCAGCGGCATAAGTATAAAGAAGACCGCCCGCAAGCGGGATGCCTGCGGCGTCAATAAACTGAGCTTTAGCGGTGGGCGTTACGACAGCCATTTAGACACCTACACAACTTGTTACGGTCAGGATGACCGAGGGGATAGCGGGAACAGGACTAGAAGCAGCTACATACGGAAAAGTAATACTGGTGCTATTAGACGAATAAATTAATTCAAAATAATCGCCTTTTTGGAGATTTAGCACAAAATTCCACGCCGCGACAGTAGCGTCATTAGAGCCGCCGGTAAGTGTTAATTCGGTAGCAGAATCATCAACACTATCATTATTTATGCGCGGCCAGATATAAACTCTTTTTGTGCCGCCGCCGGTCTGTTTTATCTGCGCTGAAAATTGAAAATTGTAAGTAGCTGTATTGTCTACATAAATACGAGATGTTGGCGTCCCAACATAAACACCATAAGTTAGATCAGACCCATCGGCGCGCTTATAGGTGTTATTGAAAGTAAGCGCATACGCTGTATTAGCTGCGACGGGCGTAAAAGTCGTCGTGCTATAAAAAGACCCGTAGCGTCGCCCTGCCTCAATAGCCGTATAAATGTTAAAAAACCAACGATACCACGGACGGGAAACAAAACTTGTAACCGCATCCCATAGCTGAACGCGAGCCGCTGGTATCTGGGTGTTATTAACTACGTCAGGCATTGGTCGGGCTCACATGCAGTTCTGCCCCCATAATAGCGATCTTAACCGCATCAGTGCCCGAGATCTCATACACCCGATCACGCAATTTTAATGTCATACCAAGTCGCCGCCAGATCGTGCGGTAGCCTGTCTGACCTATACGACCCATAGACCGCCAATGTTCGCTTGACCATGTGTGACCGCCATCATCCGACCAACGCAGCATAACTTGCGGGTCAACACCTGGGGCCGGAAGCGCGCCTTCAGCAATAATATAATTACCTGACTCAGTAATTAAGTTATCGCCAGCTTCAGTTATAAGAAATAAACCATTTAAATATGTGTAATCCGGCCCTTCAAGACCGACGCCCGCTTGACAATCTAGCTGAAGACTGTGTTGCGTCGTTCGCATTAAGTTATTTTCGCCCGTTGGCAACGCGCGCCATGACCGCAACCATTTCTGGCGTGTGCCAGCCTCAGAATAGACGTTGAGGTCATAAGCGTATAATTCACCAACACGATAGTCGCCGATGACAATCGTATTGTTAAAGTTCATTTGGCAGTTACCGCGTGTGCGGGTGTAGGCGTCATTTTCCCAACCAGCGCGCTCATGCCATGCGCCAGTCGCTACGTCATAAACCCATGTCGTGTTAGCAGTAGGAAAGTTTAAAACATAAAAGCTATGGCCGTCCTGTTGATATGTATATGCAACGGCGTCAGATAGCGTCGTGTATTGTTGGATCTGCCATTCGACAATACACGACGCTA